CGTGTATTGCACACACATCATGGGTCGTCAGGCTTTGGCTAAGGCTTACAGCCAGGTTGACGGAAACGGCATTGTGCCTAAGGTCGTTCGCGGCCCAGTGGTTGACTCGCTTATGCGTTTCAATCCAATCGGTTGGTATTGGCTCGGTGGCTACGGTCGCTTCCGCGAAGCTTCGTTGCGTCGCATTGAGTCGTCATCCAGCATTGGTGCAAACGCAGCCTAATTAGTTAGGTTCGTTTAATCCTCCACAAGATGTGGGGTAGCCGAGTCCCCTCGCTCGGTTGCCCCACTTTTTGTATTTGGTATAGTCTTTCCAGCGAAAGGTTTGTATGTCGATTTCTAATTATGCGGAACTGAAAATCCTTGAACACACCACGGGCAAGACTGCGTGGACTATTCCTTCAAACGTGTATGTGAAGTTGCATACGGGTGATGCTGGTGAGGATGGGACTTCTAGTGCTGCTACTGAAACAACTCGTAAGGTTGCGGCTTGGGCTACTGCTGCTTCTGGTTCTATTGCTACTTCGGCAACTTTAGAGTGGACGAACGTTGCTGCTACTGAAACTTATACGCATTGGTCATTGTGGGATGCGTTGACTGCGGGTAACTGTTTGTGGACTGGCGCGTTGTCGTCATCTGCTGCGGTTACGGCGGGCGATACTTTTCAGATCACTACTCTCACGCTGTCGCTCGACTAGCCGTTAGGGGATAACCCCTCATGGCGCAAACAGCAGTCACAGGTTTTAGCGAACCGTTTGTTGACACCCACCCGTTTTATCGGGCAACCTATTTCCGTGTTGTTGGTCGTACTGCGACTGGTTCAGGTGATGGTTCTGCTTCTGTTGCATACACCAACTATCAGCAACGGTTAAGCCAGTTAACTGACTTCAGTTTCCCGTACCGTTTTGGTGGACGGTTTTATCTTGGTGTTCGTGCGGTCATCACCGTTACTGCTACCGCATCAGGTTTAGGTACTGCTTCTTCTTCGGCGCAGGTGTTGCGTCAACGGCAGGGTACGGCTAGCGGTACGGGGTCAAGTACTGCGACACGGGTTGTTGTTCTTCTTCGTAGCGCGACTGGTTCGGGTGTTGGGACGATGGATTCAACGGGGTTGCATATTGCGCCTCGTACAGCGTCAGGTAGCGGTGTTGGCTCTCAGAGTGCTGTTGGGTCTATTACGCCTGTTAGAACGGCTGTGGGTAGCGGATCAGGGGCTTCTAGTGTCACGTTCATTCGTGTGCCTTTGCGTACTGCTACGGGTTCGGGTGTTGGTGCAGGGTCAGGTGTTGATCTTGTTGTCAACATTCGTACCGCCACAGGTTTAGGTGAAGGCACATCAGTCACGCTTGGTGGCATCCTGTACTTCCGTAGTGCTACCGGATCAGGTACGGGTACGGATTCTGCTACTTGGGTTAAATCCCGTATCTTCCGTGTCCCATACACCTACAACTATCCAGGTGGATACTTCGGTGGTGGGGATTCAGCGAACCGTTTAGGCCGTTACGACCGTTCGGGTGTTCGCGCACGAAACCTTTACAAACTCAAAACAGGTGAGTACACCATCGTTGACCAGCGTGATCTAGGTCAGGTAGAGAAACTGTGGCATGGTGGTCGCCTGCATTTCTTGGATGATGCTGAGGTCGCAGAACTGACCGCAGCAGGCTTTGGAGATAGCATCACCTGATGGCAATTTTTAGACCACCCACCGATAACTTTGTGCGACCTACACTCGCAGAAAACTTCACTAAAGGTTTAGTGCTATCTAAAGAGCAACGACTCGCGAACCGTTTAGCAGCTCATGTTCGACCAACCGCTAGAGGCAGGAATGTGTTTTTGTTAACGAACGGTAACTACACAGAAAACGAACCGTCAGATATGGATACCGTTGCGAAGGTATATTACGGTGGGCATGACATTGAGGTTGATGCCACTGAGGTAGCATCGCTAACCGCAGCAGGATACGGGGAGTACATAAGTGGTTAAACATCAAGAAACGCATCCAGGTTTGGATGTTGAGGGATGCTTCGGTTGCAAGATTTCTCACATCGGTATTGGTGCTGATGCTATGCCGTCACGGGGCGGTAAGGCTAGGGTCGCGACGATCAATCAAAAGGATCGTGTGCTAGACAAAGACCTAGACGCATACAAGCGTATGAGACAGAACGGTGTTCAACCTAAGAACATTGATGGCTCAGCACAGGTTGAGAAACGAGCAGAAGAAAAATGGCAAGTCGAAACGGGGATAGTTCCAAATACCTAAACCTTGTTGGGGTGAACCTGCCTCATGTGGGGTACGGAAAAATGGTTGCAGGTTTACGGGATGCTTTGTCAAGCAAGGTAAACCTTGTTGATGATGCTGAACGAGTGGTGTTCGCACTTCGACCTAACCTAATCAAAGGCTGGGTTGAGGGTCAGAACCCTGCGTTGTTAACAATGTGGGAAACAAACTGGTTGCCGCCAGAGTTCTCAGAATACCTAAATTTGTTTGACACGGTGATTGTGCCTTCGCTGCATAACTGGGAGCTGTTCTCACAGTTCCATGACAACGTGCGTGTAATTCCTTTAGGGGTTGATCGTGATGTTTGGCATCCGAAGGAACGGCCACAGAACGACAAGTTCAAGATTTTGTGTGGCGGGTCAGAGTGGTATCGCAAAGGCTTAGACGTGGTACTCAAAGTGTTCTTAGAAATGAACCTCCCTGACGCAGAGTTACATATCAAAATCGTTCCCCCATATTTGTGTGCGCCTTCCAACCTTGTTTACCCGAACGTGGTTATTCATAACAAGTGGATGACTGTTGAAGATGAAGCAGATTTGGTGCGATCAGCAGACTGTTTCATTTCGGTATCCCGTGGTGAAGGTTTCGGGCTGATGCCATTACAAGCAATATCTGCTGGTGTCCCAACGATCCTGTCTGACGCGCATGGTCATCGAGAGTTCTCTGACCTAGCAACCCACCGTATCCCCACCCGTTCTGTGCCAACGAATGAGGGAACTTGGAAAGATATGGGTGATTGGGATGAACCTGAATTTGATGCGATATTTAGTGCGATCAAAGACCTGTATGACAACCGTGACCGTTACCGGCAACAAGCAGAAACTTATGCTGGCGAGACAAGCGCGTTTAACTGGAACACGGCAGCCGACCAACTGTTGCAGGTGGTGAAACCTACCGAGAACAGGGTGACAGGGAAATGGCAACCGTTAGAACCAACTTGTGAGGTGGAGGTAAAACGCAAGGTGAAAGCCGACATTGGTAGGCATCATGTTGATCTGAAACCAGGTCAAAAGTACCGTGTAGTGTTGAATGTGCGTGATGTATTAAGAGATTCTGGAGCATTGGTATGAACAACACAAGTAAGCCTGTTTGGGATCGACCAAACCCTAAGAAGAAATCTAAGAAGCTTTCCCCTAAGAAGAAGGCTATGGCTAAAGCGTCAGCGAAGAAGGCTGGCCGTCCTTACCCGAACCTGATTGACAACATGAAGGCCGCTCAGAAGCGTGGCTAAAACTCCTGCTTGGCAACGCAAGGAAGGTAAGAACCCTGCTGGTGGTTTGAACGCTAAAGGTCGTGCGTCAGCAAAGAAGCAAGGCATGAATCTGAAGCCACCTGTTTCTGCGTCGCAGGCTAAGAAGTCACCTAAAGCAGCGGCTCGACGTAAATCGTTTTGTGCGCGGATGGGTGGTATGCCAGGTCCGTTGAAAGACAGCAAGGGTCGTCCTACTCGTAAGGCTTTGGCTTTGCGGAAGTGGGATTGTTGAGGCGTGGTAATCTGTTTTTCTAACTAGCGAAAGGTTGTACTATGCCAAAGGTCGGAAAGATGGAGTTCCCTTACACCGCTAAGGGTATGGCTGATGCCAAGAAAGCCAAGAAGAAGATGGCTAAGCCTATGAAGAAGGCTAAGAAAAAGAAGTAAATGTCAACTGCTGGTGCGCTCCTTGATCGGGTGTCACGCCAACTTCTTTCGGGAACCATTGAAGAACGAAACAAGTTAGCGTCATCTGTTGACTCTGATGACACGTCTTTTGTCATGTCTTATGAGTTGGCTGGGCTTCGCACTGGAACAGTTTTTGAAGTTGATTCTGAACTGGTTTATGTTTGGGAAGCAACAAGCGGTAACAAAACATTGACGGTTGAGCGTGGCTACGGTGGAACTACCGCAGCTTCACATTCTGCTGGTGCGATAGTGGTATTGAATCCTCGGTTCCCTAAAGCACAAATGTTGGAAGCGTTGAATCAGGACATTGATGACTTGTCCAGCCCGTTGAACGGTTTGTTTCGTGTTGTGTCTGCGAACGTGGATTACAACGGTGCTGACCGTCAGATCAACCTGACTAGTGCAACATCAATAATTGACTTGCTTGATGTCCGCTTGCGTTATCTCGCTACCGATTATCCGGTGATCCGCAAGGTTCGTTTGCAGCGTGATCTGCCAACAAGCGATTTCGCTTCAGGGTTCGCACTTGTGTTTGATGAGTCGGTAATGGCTGGCACTTTGCGTGTCCGCTACAAAGCACCGTTCACCCGTGTGTCCACTATCAGCGACAGTTTGCAATCCGTTGCTAATCTTCCTATAACGATGGAAGACATTTTGGAGATGGGTGTGATGTCTCGAATGTTGTCTACCCGTGAAGTGAAACGTAACTTCATTGAGTCGCAAGGTGACACTCGTCGTTCTGATGAGGTTCCACCTGGTGCTATGCGCGACTCGTTCAGCAACATCCTGCGTTTGCGTCGTGACCGTATCATCGCTGAAGCAGCGAAACTTGCGAGACAATACCCGTTGACTATTAGGGCGTAGCGGTGGCAACGCTAATAGATTTTACTACCGCATACCGTGGTGGGCCTTCGTTCTTTACAGGTACAGGTTCCACACAGGTAGTTCCATACATTTACCCTGTCGCTATTAACGGCAGACCGTACATGATTGATACGAAGTCAAATGGTTTCGGTCGACAGTTTGATGCGCGTGTTCGTGACTCGGTTGACCAATCTGCTGAACCTGGTGAGTCGGCTATTAACCCGCAGGGTTTGTGGCGTAGGTCGCAGTCATCTTGGCATTATGGTGCAGGACAAACCTATTCGGATACTGCTGACGCTGAGGCGTACCGTTTCCGTTCTAGCAAGGGTATTGATGTTTGGAATCGTGGCAAATTGTCGTTGCTTCCGGACACAACACAGGCATATCCGTCTGCCAACACGAACCTATATATGGCTACGGCTAGTAACAGAATTTATGGGACTGACGGACAAACTGTTAAACACACAACCGATTGGGTGACTTTCACTACGGTAACTAGCACCAATGCGTCAAACCTTTACAGCATCACTTCTGACGGCTACAACGTGTTCTTCTCTTACGCTGACGGCGACATAGACCAAACCAACGCTGGAACCTCTGCTGCATCTAACTACATCACCGGCATTGAGGCTGGTGTGTTGGCTTATGTCCGTGGTCGTTTGATGGTTGCTGGTCAAGGGGTAGACAAACGCAAGATTTGGAACATCACCACAACCCCAGGTTCTTCAGCCAACAACCCGACGGCTTTGTTCACTCACCCAAACGACGACTTTAACTGGGTTGGTTTTGCTGGTGGACAGAACCAAATCTATTGTGCAGGTTACGCAGGTAACAAGTCGTTGATCTACAAGACTGGTATCAAAGCTGACGGTACAGCATTGGACATTCCTACGGTTGCAGCCGAGTTGCCGATGGGTGAAATTGTGACTACAATCGATGCGTACCTCGGTTTCGTGGTTATTGGGTTAACGACAGGGTTGCGGTTCTGCTCGTCGGACAGCGACGGCAACCTTGTCGTTGGTCCACTGATTGAGACTGGTACATCTGTTAATGCTTTCGCTGCTATTGGGCAGTACGTGTACTTCGGGTGGACAAACTATGACATCACCTCTACGGGTATCGGTCGTTTGGACATTGGCACGCAGGTCGCTACCAACCAGCCTGCTTACGCCTCAGACCTGATGGTTACAGGGCAAGGTGCTGTTGCTGACATCCATGAGTTTGATAACAAGGTGGTGTTCACTGTTGCTGGTCTTGGTGCATACCGTCAACACCCAACCGATAAGGTTGCTTCAGGAACATTGGAATCTGGTGTTTACCGGTGGGGTGTACCGGACACAAAGTTTATTCCTAAATGGGACTTGCGTACCGAACCGTTGTATGGGACTGTTGCTGTTTCGGTGGCTGCCGATTCGGGGGATTTCCGTTCGGTTGGCGTACAGTTCACCGATGGTTCGTTGGAGTCCACGTTTGATGGGTTTGAATCCAAAGTGTTTGAGGCTGAAGCCCGCCTGACTTTGACTCGTTCTTCAACGGATGCTACGAAAGGCCCTGTTCTTACCCGCTGGTTGGGTCGAGCATATGCTGCCCCGTTGCGTTCGCAGATTTTCTCTGTGCCGTTGCTTTTGCACCACAAGTTGAACATTCGTGGCTTTGAATACTCAATGGATGTGGATACCGAACTGAACTATCTGCGTGACCTTGTGGAGAACCCGCGGGTTGTGACCTATCAGGAGAACGCCAGTACCTTTTCGGTGATCGTTGAGGATGTCCGTTGGCAACCTGTGGACTCTGCGAATAACCATAACGCTTGGGACTGGAACGGAACCTGCACCATCATTATGCGTAGTGTAAGATAGCCCCGTATGCCTGCTTTTACACGACGACAATACGCTGGTGCTGCTGCTGCGACAACGATCACGGCTGGTATCAACACAACTGACACAACTTGTTCTTTGGCTTCCACGACGGGTTTCCCGTCTACTCCTGCTGTCCCGTTTTATGTGGTGATTGATCCAGGTACTTCGGCTGAGGAGAAGTGCAGTGCAACTATTTCGGGTTCGACTCTTACTCTTACTAGGGGTCAGGATGATACGAGTGCAAGTAGCCATTCTTCGGGTGCGACGATTTATCCGGTGTTCACGGCGAATGATGCGGATGAGGCTAATGAGGTTGTTAGCAAGCTGACGACTAAGGGTGACTTGTTGGTTACTTCTGGTTCGGCTTTGAACCGTTTGGCTGTTGGTTCTAACTATCAGGTTTTGGGTGCTGACTCTGCTGCAACTAACGGTGTGGCTTGGCAGTCAAGTCCGAATAGTTTGATGACCGCTAAGGGTGACATTGTTGTTGCTTCTGCTGCGAATACGCCTGCGCGTGTGGCGGTGGGTACTGATGGGTTTGCTCTTGTGGCAGACTCTACTCAGGCTTCTGGTGTAAAGTGGGCTGTTGCTGCTTCGGCATCAGATTCAGACCAAAACATTTTAGCAATTCAAATCTTCAGTTAGGAAAACCAAATGGCAACATATACCAAATTAGCGTTACAACCAGCGGGAACAACTGGAACGGGTCTTGGCGTTTTGGTTGCTGCGACTGCAACTGCTGGTACTGCTATTCATACTGCTTCTACTACAACCACGACTGTTGATGAGGTTTGGCTGTACGCAGTTAATACTCATACGTCTGCAATCAAGTTGACGATTGAGTGGGGTGAGGCTACTGAACCTAACGGCAACATTGAATTGACTGTTGCGGCTGAGGCTGGTTTGGTGTTGGTCATTCCTGGTCTTGTGTTGCAGGGTAACGCAACTGCGAAAGTGATTCGTGCGTTTGCGGGTACTGCTAATGAAATCGTTATTCACGGTTTTGTTAATCGCATCACGGTGTAGGGTCGAAGCATGACGCTTCGTTGGGATACCCGTAGTCGGGCTGGTCAGTCTGTAAAGAACTGGATAAACCCTTCTTTGGATGTTGAGTATCTGATTGTTGCTGGTGGTGGTGGTGGTGGAGCAGTTGGTACTGCGGATGGTTCCGGTGGTGGTGGCGGTGCAGGTGGATATAGAACTTCTGTTTCAGGTGCGACATCTGGTGGCGGCGGCAGTGCTGAGGTTATTTCCGCAGTAAGTGTTGGTGCTGGAACATACACCGTTGTTGTTGGTGCTGGTGGTGCTTCGTCAACTGTGGGTTCCGACTCATCTTTTGTTGGGATTACTTCTGCTGGAGGCGGTTTAGGTAATGGTGGTACAGGCGGTTCTGGTGGTGGTGCAAAATTCAATGGTTCAATAGGAACTGGTACAGCGAATCAGGGATTTAATGGTGGTACAGGAAGAACTGGCAACCCTTACAACGGCGGTGGTGGTGGTGGTGCTGGTGCTGTAGGTGGAAATGCTGGAGCCAACGGTGGGGTTGGTGGTGCGGGCGTTGCTTCATCAATCACGGGAACTTCCGTAACCCGTGGTGGTGGCGGTGGCGGTGGCGCGGAAAACGCTAGTCCTGGTGCTGGTGGAACTGGTGGTGGTGCAGGTGGAACAAATGGTGGCGGTAATGCTGGCACAGCGAACACGGGTGGTGGCGGTGGTGGTGCAGGTGGTTTCAACGGTGGTGCTGGCGGTGCTGGTGGTAGCGGTGTTGTGATTTTCCGTTACCTAACTTCTGACGCATCCTCAGCAGGTATCTCTGTTAGCGGTGGAACAATAACAACTTCGGGTGGGTATACGATTCATTCGTTTACTTCGACTGGTTCAACCACTGTGACGGTGGCATAATGCGTAGCAGAACACGGGTTAGCCAGTATGTCGGCGCGAACAACAAAGCAAACTTGTTGTCAGGCGGAGCAGAGTCCTACATCCAAGATGGCAGCGTGCTATACAAGGTTCTAACTTTTACATCTACAGGAACTTTGACTGCATCAACTTTAGGTTCGGTCAACGCAGAGTATCTAGTCATCGCAGGTGGTGGAGGTGGAGGTACAGGAACTACAGGTAACTCCAACGGCGGTGGCGGTGGTGCAGGTGGATACCGAACTGGAACATTGTCTTTGCTTGGTGGAACATCCCACACCGTAACGGTTGGTGCTGGTGGTGCTGCGGCGACTAACGGAAGCAACAGTGTTTTTAGTTCTATCACTTCAACTGCTGGTGGAGCAGGTGGGACCACAGCGTCGGCTGCTGGACAAGCAGGTGGTTCTGGTGGTGGCGGTAACGGTGGTTATTTGCTATCTGGTCCCGTTTATGCTGGTGGTGCAGGAACTTCTGGTCAAGGTTTTGATGGTGGTGCAGGAAACCAAAACTCAACGTTCAAGGGCGGTGGCGGTGGTGGAGCAAGTGCTGTTGGTGTAACTGGTGTTTCTACTGCTAATGGTGGCGCAGGTTCAGCATCATCAATCACTGGAACGTCTGTCACTAGAGGCGGTGGCGGTGGTGGCGGTGGACATGATGGTAGTGCGGGTAGTGGTGGCACAGGTGGTGGTGGCAACGGTGGCTTTAACGCAGTCGGTTCTCCTGGTACAGCAAACACTGGTGGAGGTGGAGGCGGTGGTGCATTAACCCCACATAACGGTGGTGCTGGTGGTTCAGGCGTAGTAATAATCAGATACCCAATAGGATGAGAACATGGCACATTTCGCAGAAATAGATTCAACCAACACAGTCCTACGAGTAATCGTTGTCGCCGACGAACACGAAGCCAACGGTGCAGAGTGGTGCAACAACCTTCTTGGTGGTACGTGGATTCAAACAAGTTACAACAACAACATTCGCAAACAGTACGCAGGTATCGGTTTCACTTATGACGCTGACGCAGATGAATTTGTAGCACCACAACCATTTCCATCATGGACATTAGACAGCAACAATGATTGGCAAGCACCAACACCAAAACCAGAGGGGTCATTCATTTGGGATGAAGAAACTCTGGCATGGGTCGCAACACCCGCTATCTAATCATCATCCCCGCGATACTGTTCGCGTTATTTGCGAAACCTGCTAAAGCCGACACGCTCGGTGAATGGACATACAGCCAGTCCTGCCCAACATCAGGTTCAATCGAAGTCATTGACGACACGATCATCTTGCATGGCCCAGATCAGGGCGGGTGTTCCGGTGCGGCACATTGGGTGAAGATTGAGACTACAATCCCCGCAGATGTGGACACAATAGATTTCACTTGGGCATATCAGACGACGGATGGTTGGGTATATGACCCACCGCAGTACGGCATCAACGGCGTATACACCTTGCTTACACAACAGAACAACGCGACAGGAACCAAGTCTGTACCCGTCAACGAGGGCGACATCTTCACGTTTCGCCAGTATTCGACTGACACCTGCTGTGCGCCAGGTCATCTAACTATCAGTAACCTGTCGTTATGGGCATCTATAACCACATCCACGACATCAACGACAACGACGACTACTACTTCTACTGTCCCCGTAACGACTGTCCCTGCCACCAACCCGACTACTACGACAGTTCCAGAAACAACTACCACTTCTACGACATCGACAACAACCACGTCGTCAACAACGACGACAACCTCAACGACTGTTCCTCAAACCACAACTTCTGTGGAGAACTCAACTAGCACCACGTCAACAACGACAACTACTTCTTCCGTACCCCAAACAACATCAACAGAATCAACGACGACCACAACACAACCACCGCCAGTTCCAACACCGGTTACACAGCCTCAAATATCCGAGCCAGAACCTGTTGAGCCTTACGTTCCTGAAGAGCCTGAGATAACCGAGACAGGAACCACAACGACGCTAGTAGAGGAAGCCACGCCAGAGGAGATGCTTCCCGAAGAAACAACCACAACAGATGAACCAAGTCCTGAGCCATCCCCTGACACTACAGACGAACCGATCGTGGACACAACTCTTCCCGATGTAGACACATCCCTGCCAGAAGAGCCTGAGACCCCTCTAGAAGCCCCTCTAAGCGTCGAGGAAGTGGATTCGCTAATAGCAGAGGCAGAAACCACAGAAGCCCTTGTAGAAGCCCTAGCCGAACTCAGCCCAGAACAGGTTGAACAGGTCATTGAATCCCTACTCGCTGAGGAACCAACCGAAGAACAGGCAACCGCCCTCGCGTCCAGCCCCGAAGTCCTAGCCGTCATCAGCACCGAGCAAGCACAACAAATCTTTGAAGTCCTAGACGTGGGCGCACTCTCCGATACACAAACCGAAGAACTGATCGCAGCCATCGAATCCGCACCCACCGAAATCCGTGAAGAATTTGAGGACACCATCGACATCTTCGGTGAAGGCTTAGACGACTACACCCCCACCGGCTCAAACATCCCAGTCGGAGAACGACGAACCCTCATCGCAGTCACAGCGGGGATAACCCTCGCAGCAGCAGGTACTAGAATCAGACGCTAATGAGAAAAATCTTGGACTACCTAGCAGATAACGCATGGACATGGGCTGGTACAGGCATGGTTCTCATCACCCTCTCAGGCCCAACACTCCGACAGGCAACCCTCATAACCGGAATAGTCGTTTTGGTACACTCGTCACTAACCCTCTCCAAGAAAGACTAGACATGGCAAAGCTTCAAAACATCATCTTCCGTATCTTCGCATTGTTCGGATCATCCGCATTGGCTGCTGTAGCCGGTGGTGCATTGATTGGTGTAGACCTATGGAAATCAGCAGCACTTGCTGGCATCATGGCTTGCGCCCAGGTGATCGAGAAGTTGTTGCGTTTCAGCGTTGACGGTTCACTCACCAAAGAAGAAATTGAACTCGCGTTCACAGGTGCAGTTAAGCCTAAGCCTGAAGTCGCAGAGTAATGCCAAAACCCAACTGGCCTGTAAGACCGATCCGTTGGTGTGAACATCTTAAAG